ACTAAGAAAAATAAGCCAACCAAGCGGTATTTGAATGAAGTTAAGACTTGGGGCACGAATAGCTCTAAGTGGAATGCCGCAGAAGAATACTGTAAAGATAAGGGGTGGAAGTTTGTAATCATGACTGAGCGTGAGTTAGGTATTAGGTAGTCGTATAAATACAAGATAGACTATAACGCTTTACACTTATCTCCGTGATAGCGAGCCATAGGTCCAGGCGAAACTTCTAATCCACAATTAACACACGCAGTCTTCTTTGGAGATCCGAACTTCTTACCTTTATTATGATGTGTATTATGCTTATACCATTCCTTGCGACTCTCTGACATATTCTTTCTCACGTCATCCCCGAATGTTTTATCTTTATTGGGATGTGTGTTATGCTTAAACCACTCTATATGACTCTCAGACATTTTAGCTCTAGACTCATCAGTAACCTTCACCCCCTTTCTTGGACTGGGATTAGTCTTGAAGTATTCTGTTTGAGAAGCACTCATTTTGGCTCTAGACTCATCAGTATGCTTCTTATCCTGCATAGGATGACCATCTCTCTTTATTTGCGCTTTAGCGGCAGCCGATATCTTTGCTCTCACTTCATCGTCATATGCGATAGCGCCACCTATACTCTTATTGAGAAAGTCGTCTCTATCTAACACTTTCATGCGTCTTAATACGTCAAGCTCCCATTTAATAGCGGCTTCACTGGTCTCGAATGTTTTACGTATTTGGATAATATCTGGCTCACCATGCTCTTCACGACACTCACTGACGTAATTAGAGGATGTGAAGTACTTGTTCCAGAAGTCTGAGGGATGACAGTCTTTAGCGTATCTTAGACCATAATAGAATTTGTTCAGTTGTGACCAACCGATGAGATAGGTATAGGGATTGTTATAAATATTCATGCTGATACTCCTGTTTAGTGTTAGAGTAGTCGAGAATTGGCGTTCTGTGGACTACACTTTTATTTATAAAAAAGAGGTCTTCGATATGACATATGATGAATGTGTAAACAAAGCAAAAGATGCCGCTAGAATGGGTATAATTGAGTATGATCAAATAGATGCATACGCTCAACATCTTTACAATACGCATAAATAAGAGTATAGGAGAAATAATATGTACGAGTACAAATGTAAAATAGAAAGAGTTATTGACGGAGACACTGTGGATGTCTCGATTGACTTGGGCTTCGGCATTTGGCTGTATAAGGAACGGGTCAGAATTATGGGAATCGACACACCAGAATCAAGAACAAGAGATAAAGTTGAGAAGAAGTTTGGTCTAGCCGCTAAAGCACGATTGAAGTCTCTACTGGGTAAGAACCCAGTATTGAAGACACAGATCAGTAAGAAAGGCGAAGATATGCGAGGCAAGTTTGGTCGTGTATTAGGAGACTTTGATGTGTACTGTGCTAAGACAGATTCATGGAGACCAGTTACACAAGTATTAATCGCTGAGGGTCACGCTGTTCCTTACTTCGGTGGCTCTAAAGATGATGTTGATGCACAACATTTAGCCAACAGAGATCGATTAATCGCTGAAGGCATAGTGACACTATAATGGCTATACTATTTGATGAAATATTAAACAAGGGCGTTAGATCAGGTCAGATACCTGCTCAAACAAATAAGGCTCGTAACTGGTATCGTAATGCTGCTAAAACATATGGTAGCGTAAAAGATAATCAGTTCTTTGGCAAGAGTAGTGATAAAGATAGAATGGCTTCTCGTCCTATGATTGGCGGGATGTATATGTATGAGTATATGGCTAAGGGTAGAAAAACTCTTCCATATTATGATAGAATGCCTTTGATATTCCCATTTAAGATGGTTAAGGGTGGATTCTATGGACTCAATATGCACTATTTACCACTACCTCTACGTGCCAAGTTAATGGATGCTCTATATGAGACAACCAACAACAAAGCATATGATGAGACGACAAAATTAAAAATTAATTATCAGATACTATCAAAGGCATCTAAGTTTGAACCCTTTAAACCTTGTGTAAAGAGATACTTAACCTCACAGGTGCAGAGTAGATTTATGTATGTATATCCATCAGAGTGGGATATAGCACTATTTCTTCCTACAGAAAGATTCACTGGTGCAACAAAATCGCAAGTCTGGGCACAATCAAAAAAGAAAATATAGGACAACAATAATGGCTTTCAGTATAAGCGAATTTAACAGTAAGATACATGATCACGGATTAGCTAAGAATAATTTATTCTTCGTGAGAATAGGTTTACCACCGGCGCTATTGGGAGAGCTATCTCAGATACCTGTGTCTCGTGACTTAGAATTCTTTTGCAAAAGTGTTACATTGCCAGAGATGGATATAACCACAGCAGATGTTCAGCCACAAGGATTTGGACCAAATGTGAGAAGACCTTCGGGTATGCAGTTCCCAGTATTGCCGGCTACGTTTATGGTTGACGCAAACTTTGGCGTATTAAAGATGTTTCATCGTTGGACACAAGCAATTGTCAACTATGATAGAAGTGGTGGTAATTTGGCTGGCGTAGATAACGCATTACCCTTTGAGCTAGGATATAAAGACGAGTACGCCACCACAATGCAAGTAGCGGTATACTCTCATTCGTCCAGATCAGTCGAGTATGTATATGAATTCTCTGGTGTATATCCAGTCAACGTGGGCAATGTTACTGCTTCTTGGGAAAATCAAGCAGAGGTTATGACTCTTCCTGTTGGATTCACATACGATCAGCTTAAGGTGACTGGAGCAAGATCGGGCGAAGTTCTCGCAGATAAGCCTGGATCAAACACTGGAAGATTTCTTAGATGGTTCTCATCTATCAACTCTATCGTTAACACATTAGAGAGTATCCAGCGACCAGTAAACGTACAAGATGCGTTTAATCAAGTTAGTAACGTTGGAACAATATTAAATTCGTTTAAATAATTATTATATTATAGGAGAAGTGCAATGAAGTTACCACAAATAGACCTTCCGTTGTTTGAAACTAAGTTACCCTCAACAGGAGAAGCTGTAAAATATAGACCATTTACCGTAAAGGAAGAAAAGATTCTTCTCATTGCACAGGAGTCTCAAGATTCGCAACAAATGGTATTGGCAATGAGTCAGATTATTACCAACTGTTGTCCTAATATAGACGTTAGCACTCTACCTATGTTCGATCTAGAGTATATTATGCTTCAGATAAGAGCTAAGTCTGTGAATAACCAGATCACATTTACAGTATCTGATCCAGACACTGATATGCCTGTTGAGATAGTACTCGATGTAGAAGATATCATATTAAAGAAGCATGAGGACCACAGCAGAGAGATAACAATAACAGAAGATATGTATTTAATGATGCGCTATCCTAGATTGGATGAAGTATCTATTTTCATGAACTATGCATCTGATAATACCAAAACTTTATTCGATGTTATGATAGCGTGTATCGAGACTGTAGTGGTAGGCGACGAAGTACAGAAATTATCAGACTATTCGAAGGATGAAGTGGACGCATTTATTGAGACATTTCCAGGGGATGCTTTAACGTCTCTACAAAAATTCTTTGAGACTATACCAACACTCAGATTTGAGACATCGTATACGAATTCTGAAGGAGTAGAGAAGGAAATAGTACTAGAGGGTACCGAAACTTTTTTTCTCTAATGTTGAGTCATATTACCTTGGGATCATACTATAAATTGATGTTCTCTTTGGTTCAACATCATAAATATAGCATATCGGATATAGAAACGATACTGCCCTACGAGCGTGATTTATACGTTGAAATGCTGGTAGAGTATGTAGAAGAGCAGAATACAAAACAAAAATAATAACGGAGTAGTTATGACAGAAGAAACAAAACCAGATGTATTTCACCCTGCTGATACAAATGGCGATGGAAAAGTATCAGATAACGAAGAGGCGATGTATCTAGAGTTCAAACGAAAAGAACTCGAAGACGCAGATGCTATGCGTGACGCACAGCGCAACATGGCGTGGTTCGCTCTCTTTGGTATGCTATTATATCCATTCGCAGTTGTTCTTGCATCATTAGCAGGCTTAGACGAAGCACAGAAGACGCTGGGTAGTATGGCACCAACATACTTCGTAGCTGTTGCTGGTATCGTTGCGGCTTTCTTTGGTGCTCAAGCATTCAAGAAGAAATAGGAATAGAAAATGTCTGAAGAAATGCCTCTAGATCAAATAACAACTCAAAATCCTAAGTTTGATAAGCTGCTCGCATCGGTTGAAAAGCAGATGGGCATTCAGTCAACACTGCTTAAGAGTCTCATTGAGACTCAGGAAAAGCAACTTAAGTCTCAGGTTGAAGCAGATGAGGATGCTAAACGTAAGAGTGAAAGCGAAAGCGTATCTGGCGATGATGAGAAGACGAAAGGCAAAGACGGCAAGATGATGGGACTTAAGCCATTATTCGAAAGCTTCATGAAGAATGGGCTGGGCAAAGGATCAGGTGGTTTAGGCATCTTTGGTAAGAACTTATTGAAGGGCGGGGCTATACTGGCACTGGCTCCTATGCTTAAGGGATTTGTTGACGGCTTCATCGATCAGGGATTAGAAGACTTTTTTGGAATTGATGCTGAAAACAATGCAGCTTTCACGGGTGCGATAAAGAAAGGAGCGTTATTCGCTGCCATAGGCGCAATGTTCAGTAGAAAGCTTATTCTTCCTGGACTACTAATGGGAATAGGTGCCAGTTTGGGACCTTCTTTAGCTGATAGTGCAATCAACGTATTTGATTGGTCAGCAGAGACTATGAGTAAAATAACGGGCTCTATTGGCGCAGTTTTAGGAGTTGCACTTCCGACTATAATATCGAAGTCGATAGGAGCGTTAAAAAATAAGATTGTGAAAATCTTCACCCCTAAGGTTGTTACTGAAGTAATAGACGCAGTATTGCCAGATAACTTTAAGCCTGGGGGTGCGACAGGCCCGCTGAAGCTTCCTCCTCCTCCCGGTACACCTGATGCACAGTTTAAATCCAAGGCTCCTGGTGGTGGCCGTAGCAATAAAGTTGTACAAAAGTTACCTAGTGGCACAGCAGTCGGGCCTGGAGGCGCAGCTAAAAAGCCCAGACTTAGACTGGCTAATGGAAGATTTGCATCGGTGGCTCAAGTTGAAGCAGCAATGAAGGCTGAAGGTAAACTGGCGAGACTCGCAAAGTTCATGAAATTTTTGAGATTTGCTGGTCCAGCAATGGCTGTTATTCCAGCTCTAATGGACCCAGTGATGGCTATCTATAACGGAGCCCCAGACGATGAAGTCAGCAAGCAGATCGCAGGCGCATTAGGATCTATTGGTGGCGGTGTTTTAGGTAGTATGGCTGGCTTTGCATTTGGTTCAGCCTTACCAGGATTTGGTAATGTTTTGGGTGGCATAGCGGGAGGTATTGGTGGAGCACTCATGGGCGAATCATTAGTAGAAGAACTCACTGATTATCTGATGGGTACAGGACCTGTGCCAGATCCAAATAGAGTTAGCTATAAGACCAGTCGGGGAACGAAATATAAAACGTTAAAGCCTGGCGACGAGGGATATGTGACTCCTCAAATGGACGCTTCAGCTAACACGATATCTCAATCAGCAGGAACAATATCAGGAACAGCATCTAAAGTGGCGAGTATAGCGCCTGGTGGCTCTTTGCAAGCAGCAGGGGGTGGTGGTTCAAACAATGTCAGTGTGAATAAGGGTGGAGATCAAGTTAATAATACTAATGTTGGTGGATCAAGCTCGACTGTAAACATCTTTAATACGGGTGGCGGTTCACTAGCTAACGGTCACTTGCCAGTCGCAATGAGCTAATCGTCTTTCTTCTTGCGAGGCAATGTAGTTTCTATGTTGTCTTGCTTGAGAAGTTCTTCAAGTTCCTCAACTGAAACATAATCTAAGTCCCAATGATTACATATATCATTGCGGTATCGTGTGTGATTCTTGTCAGAACTCTTTGACTTCTTCTTGTTGAAGTAGTTCATCAATCGATCACTAATCTTCATTAGAACCAGATCTTTTCTTTGATAATGTCTTTTAAGTTTAAAGCAATCAGCTCTGGTGCGGCTTCTTTAACTCTGTTAACAGCTTCTGGTAAGTAACCGTAAGTAAAGACTTCGTTGTTGATAGTAACTTCAAAACGCTCAGGTGGAGTGTTATCTCGATTGATTCGAATGCTAACATCTCTATTCAAAACTTTAAAGACTTTACTCATATTTTTCTCTCATCTCAATTTATGTATCTATTATATCATGACTAGAAAGAAAGTCAACCACTTTAACATTAACTTTATGTAATAAAAAGGGGAGACATTAGCTTTCGCATCTGTCTCCCCATAAACTCGCTATATTGAGTTTTTACTCATCCCAAGTGCTAGTCCTCAGCTAGGCTTTTAAAGAAGTCTAGCGAATCATCTTCACTAGATTCTTGAGATTGAGTTGGGACGGCTTCAGCAGTAGTAGCTTCTTGAGCACTACGCTCTTTAAAGCTAGGCTGAAAGTCCATCCCTACATTGCTGTCCTCAGCGGTTTGAGCGGGTGCGTGTGAACCGCCATTAAGTCCTAGAACCTTATTCAATTTAGCTTTCAGTTCATTGTAAGACTTAAAGTTTTTAGGATCAACAATCTCGGCTAGGGAGTGCTGCTTATTCCACGTTGCTTCCATTTCGTCATCTGATAACGCAGTACCAGTTGAGTCCGATACAGGAGCAGGAGAAGAGAACTCAGACTTGTCGTAGTTGCGATAGCCTTCTACTTGACGAATCTTAAGTTTAAAGTCAGCGCCTTCCCAGAAGTCGAAAGGATTAATTGGATCTTCGTCTGCAAACTGAGGATTCATTGCATCGTTCAGCTTATCGAAGATTTTCTTACCAAATTTATATAGAAAAACTTGACCTTCATTTGAAGGATTTGACGGATCAGACACTACAAGAATGTTGGCGACATAGCTCAATCGACGCTTCTGCTTACGTGCAGTCTCTTTATCTTCATCATGACCAGAGTTCCATAGCTTAGAGTTATACTCAGAGACTGGATCATCTTGACCAATAGTGGTTAAAGAGTTCTCAATGTACCAACCACCTGGTCCTTGAAAGCCGTGATTCCAGTAACGTACAAACGGAAGTTCTTCACCGGTAGGTGCAGGTAGAAAGCGGATGACAGCGTAGCCATTGCCAGCTTTATCGACTGTTGCTTTCCAATCTCGGTCGTCTCCGTATGATTTCTTCTTGCCGTCCATAGAGGATAATTGAGTGTTAAGCTTATCGAATGATGCGCTTCGGTTCTTCTTAAGTGATGCAAATGACATATATTATTACCTTTTCGTTTTATGATGCTAGTTTATGTTACACGATATATTCGTTTCGTATTGCGATATTATACTACTTTGTTTCTGTATTGTCAAGTCTTTCTGACGATTTATTTATACTTTTCTACAATTAACTTTTTCATCTTATCCTTATTATATGTGACAAATGGCGCATAATTCTTAGCCAGTTTACATATCTCAGGCCAGATGATAGTATCACGAATGCTTTTATTCCAATACTTGAAGCAGTTAGTTAGACCGTCTAGTATGATCAAAGTCTCTAACGATACGAGCTTTCTGTTGTACAGAGATAACAGCTTAGGATACTCACCGTCCTCTACAAGGATGTTAACATTAAAGTCGTCCTCATCTAACTCATCCAATTCATTCTTAAACACATATGTTATAGACTGTTGACGTTTAGCCCAATCAGCATAGACTTTCTCAGCTTCTGGACTATCTACTAATGTCCCTGCCCAAACGTTAGGCTTCTTTAACATATTGGCTAAGATAAACCCTTTGTAATCTTCTCGCTTTGATAGCTTGAAGAAGAAGAACTTATCTTTCCTGTTTTCAAATGCATCTACACGAGCGTTCACTTTACCATTATATTTAATAAAGTCATAATTCGACGTGAAATGACGCTTCAAGGCTAGATAATATATGTAGCATTCAAACGCATCTCTTGTCGAATATATGGATTTTGTCATACTGGCAATCTGCTCAATTTCTCTACCATGTTCAATGTCTCAGCTTCACGATAGATACTGGCCTTAAGTAAGGGCGACTTACGAATGATCTCTCCAACAACTTCGATCTCTAACTCATTTCGAAGAGCATAATCAACAACTGCATCGATGTATGGCACCCCCTGCGAGATGTGCTTAGAAATCTCAGTCATAATATTCTCAGAGTTCAATTGATTGAGTATAGCTAATTCCTTTTTACTACCCATTGAGCACCTTAATCCCTGTCGCCCAGTTCTCAGCGGCATCTTCAGCCCACTGTAGGGACTTACCAGAATGCGTCTCACTGCTAATCAAACTGCCTCTAGGATCATAATACTCGATCAACCAACCATCGTCAGTCTCATAGATCAGTGCTTGAGCTTTACCGTCTTCCTGCAACTTAAATGTAGTGCTAACTAATTTAGACATTGTTGTCTCCTAGCTAATAGTTTCGATTAATGCTTCTATGTCTTCGATCTCAGAGATCAACTCAGATACGTTTTCTTTATGAAAGATTTTAGCCATCTTAGAGAGGTACTTCTTGGGAATTCCAACATCTTCAGACAAAGACTCAACAGCGTCTTTAATGAAATCACGCTCGGCATCGATACGAGTGAATGATGCACTAATTTCGTTCATAGCGCCTTTGATACGTTGTACATCTTTATCGGATGATGGGATGATGATTGAATTTGTCATTATATAGTCCTATATCAATTAGTGAAGAAAGGTGGTTCGTTTAGAGAATCCATCTCAAGGTGAACCAAGCCTCCTCCTTTTATACTACAGTAGCTTTAACATCCTGTCCAGGTGATACCATACCTCAATTCCATTTCAAAAAATGCCCCTTAGTTCTGTTGCTAGGATGAGGCTGATCCCCGGTTGACTATGCCGCTAGGGCGTAGTTACCATGTGCAAAATTATTATCGTTTGCGATTATTTTATTAGCTTCTTTAGTCGGGAACTCCCAACCCTTACAGTCTTTAGCATTGACTGATTCTCCACATAACCTCAACCGTCTGTCGAATCTGCGTCAGCCCCATCATAAAAACACTAAACAATGCTCTTATGGTGGAGCTGTCGGGTGCTGCCCCCGAGTCCAAACAAATCTACTTTATGCTTCTACGAATGTTGTTGCAAGTAGCTATTATAACAGTATTCTAGCTAGTTGTCAAGTGTTTACTTAATTGTTTTACCTGGTGAACCAATCATTACTTTAAATATATAACTGTCACCTAATTCTCTGAAATATCCATATGGCATAAGTTCTGGATATTTCTCTAAAGTCTTGACTGCATCAGATGGTAAATCACGACTAACATTCTTCTGATAGTCCTTTATAGTCATTACACTGTCTGGGGCAGCAAGTTTCGCTACTGCGTCTGCTCTTTGTACATATGGCTCAAGTACTTTCCATGGGACTGTTTTCATCAATGCTCCCAATGCTGACTTACTCTTCTCACCATATGAACGAGTGATGTCTTTTGCTAATACGCCTTTGAGATGTTTTTTAGCGTAGTCAGAGCCAGTACTACCCATTGCTACAGACTTACGACCACCTTTGTCTTTATACAGTATCACTGCTTCTACAGTGCCCTTATTGATAATCATCTTCCACATAGGAATATTCTTTATCATAGCGTCTACGTTTTCAAACCCACTACTCTTGAGTCCACCTATAGAAGCATACGACTTTTGAAGAAGATTGAAGACTTGCTTACCGTACTGTGTCTTTAACTCTACGTCTCTATCACCAACAGCATTAATGAACCGCTCGTTTATAAAGCTTTTAAAGTTCTTCGTTCCCATAGTTCAATCCTGACATTTCTACTAAATATTCGATGTCTTCGAGGCGATCTTCTAAACTCTCGTAACGATGTGAACCGCCCTCAGTGACAATTACTTTGTAGTATTTAGTTAAATAGTCTTCGCTGTCTTTGTAGTTGAAAAGGGCATCATCTTTCTCTAGCAGTACTAGACCCCAAGCATTCGTAGCGATAGGAA